CTTGACCAACAGTATTTTGAAATATCTCAGCGGCAATTCTTTGTTGGAATAAGTAATTAAGTTGTTCCGCCCCAATTTTAGCAATATAAGAATCCTGAGATAATGAACCGTCAGTTCCATTTGGGTTATCTGAAAATAATATACTATATGGTGTATAAGAAGACGGTACAAATGTTGGTGGATTCCAATAAGGTTGATAAATTTTATTATTGTTTTGGATATCCGTAATAACTACCATATCATTAAACCCACCAGAAGGTCCATATATGTTTTCAATATATGCGGCGTCGATATAAAACTCATTAACTAAGTCTAATACTGTATCTGTTGGGCTGTACTCCCCTTGATTAGAGTTAACGGGCAATGGAGGTCCATTGTATGTGATAGTCGTATTAAAACCACCATTAGGCCCGTATTCATTTAATGGATATAATATCGCAGCAAATGGGTCATTTGCAATTAAACCATCGGGTGAATCAATAACACTACTTACTGTTTGTTGTATTTCATAAGCAATAGGTCCTGAGGGTGGGGTATAAACACCAGGTACATCATATGGGTCCAAATTTGTGGCTAATAACGCATTTCTAAATGAAGAACTGTTAACAAACGATAATGTACTATCAGGCATTTTCTATAATTTTATTATAAATAGACATTATGTTTATTTTTAGACTCTCATACTCGCCATTTCCATCAATTGTGTTTGATTAGATGTTGGGGCGGTTAATCCATTATTATATCGACCTTTAGTAACCGCAGTAACCATAGCTTCTTTAACTCCTGAATTTTCAAAGGCTAACATAAGTTGAGAAGTATCAATATTTGGAGGTGCGGTTATGTTTAAATTAATATTAACAGGCCCTGAATCGGTCATTCTTTGTGTTGGGGGTTCATTTCTATTATTAGAACCCATTAACGCCGATAAAACATCCTTACCTTTAGTGAACGACGCTAAAGTATCTTCAGGTAAAAATTCAACATTTTGACCAGGTAACTTTAACATATCTTTCGCAGTTGTTGTGGGTATATTTTCGGAAGTCATAAAAGCATTACCTAATTTTTTACTACCATTTTGTAACATTTCAAGAAAAATGTTTTGTTCTTTTGCCAAATTTGATGCCGCTGCGGCCCCCTTATCTAATGCCTGAGACCAAGCTCCGTCTACAAATTTGGCACTAGTTGACATACTATCTTTAACCACATTAAAAGTATCACTTAAAGAACCTTCACCTTTAAATATCTTGTTAATTGAACCTAAAACTTCTTCTGCCCCTGAACCTAAACCACTTCTAATATTTCTACTACTTAATTTATCCCCAGATAAGGCTTCAGCTCCCGCATCGTATAATAGTTTTGGAGCTTCTAAGGCTTGATTAGCAATTTTACTACCAGCCAATGCTCGTCCTGTTCTATTGGCAATAGACTCTAACGACTTATCCATAGATTTTGAAATTGTTAGTTGGTCTTTGGCTAACTCCTCCATACTTTTAGGTGTCGCCATATCTTTAAGAGCCTTCATTTGGTCGGGGTCTTTTTGCAATTTTTCAATTGCCTCATTAATACCTAACTCTTTCCCACCTAATTGAATTTTATATTCACCCCCTTCACCCATTTCAGCCATACTGGCAATCAAACCTTTTTGTTCTTCAGTAAATGCACCTTCAGGGAATTTAATTTTCTGCATTTTGTCGGCAGCCTCAACACTACCTAACGCCATTTTGGTTAATTGTTCGTATGGAATATTTAACTCTTTAGAAAGTTCCCTTAATTGTCTTTTAGACCCTGGCATAATTTCAAATTGCCCCTTTTCATTTAACTGAACAAATTGTTCGGTCATTTTAGAAAGTTGATTTTGAAGCTCCGCAGGGTCATTTTGAGCCATATCCATTAATCTTAATGGGTCTAATAACTCAGAATTTGCCACACCTAATCTTTGCATTGCCGCAGCCATTTTAATAGCCCCTTCAGGGTCAAATACCTCATCAGCAAATTTTAACGCAGTATTCATGTCAATTCTTAATAACGACGCTTGGGCCGCCATCTTAGCCAAACCTGTAACACCACCCTCAAAATTAAATTTATTTAATGCGGTCATATTTGCAACAACCTCTTTACTAACCGCCTGAGCGTTAACACCCGACTCTCTAGCAATATTAACAACTTTATTCATTTCACCCGCCACTTGGTATACGGACATACCCGCATCTTTAAAATTAGTAACAAGGGTTTTTGCGGATTCGCCTGTAACTTCGGAAGTTGCATATAAATCTTTATAAGAACTTGATGTTAGTATTAAATTTCTCCCTAAGGCTTCGGCAACGTCTTTTTGGATACTGACAATATTATCAAAACTACCACCCATTCGTTCAACTTCAGAGGCTGCGTCAGCCATAGCCGCCTTTAAATTAACAATGTTTTCACGACCTTGCCCAAAAGATTTAACAATCGTTATTGCTTTATCGTCAATTTCTTGAATTTGTTTCGCAATATCTCCAGCACGTAAATTAGTCGCCAAAGCGTCGGTAATTCTACCAACACTCTGTTCGAGGGCTCCTTGGACTTTACTTAAAAAGTCACCACCAAGTTCGTTATCTTCAGGTCCTGCCATAGTTTAAATATTATATATGTATAAATACACCAAAAACAATTTTACTAACCGTTTTTAGGTGTATTGTCCTCAATAATTCTATCGATTAGGTACTTTCGCATATAAGTTGGCATAATGTGAAATTCAGTATAAGATAATCTTATAAATCTCGCCAAAAAATAATACTCCTCAATTAAAAATTGTTTGTGATTAGAAGAAAGGCCGAAAAAACTCCACCCCAAAGGTAATCTCGAAAGATACCAAGTCTCCTGAAGGGGCTTTTACTGATTTTACTAAATCTAATGAAGGTTGATTTTCTCTAATAAAATTACGGATATACTTAGAATCCATAATTGGCATTGAGTTAACGAAATTTGAAATTTGTTCCTTGGAATCATTCCCGTTAATTTCAATAATTTGTTTTGCTAGTCTCCAAGTAATGACTGGCGCCGTTCTTCCTACAGGATATTGGTCAGCCATTTTACTGATTTCAGTTGTTTCAGCAAAACTTAATGGTTTTAATTTAACCGAAACTCCTGATTTTGGTAATGTTGTTGTAAAAACACCATTTTCGTCAGGTTGGTGTTGTGTTTTTTTAATGTTTAACTCATCCAATACTACTGTATGTGAAAAAGGTTTACTTGTTTTGGGGTCAGTTACTGATATTTTATATTCAGGTCCAAATGAAGTGTTACGTAAGAAAATAAGAATAGCCTCAATATCACCGTCCAATAATTCTTCAGGTCTTAAATCGTGTTCATAAATTTTACTACGTAATAAAGTCATAATGATATTATCATTACTCATTTGTGTTGCCCCCATCAATGCGTTTTCGTCATTTGCGGTCAAGTAACCGACTTTAATTGATTTCTTTTTTGATTTATAAAATACACCACCTGAAGGTAGTTGTACTATATCGTGAGGTAAGTTAAAACTCTCCGTTCCTGCGTCAATGATACTTTGGTCCATATTGTTTGTCTTTTATAATAAAATATACAGTAATTTCTTTTTTTTTAAATAGAAACAAAAAAATCCACATACCTAAGCATGTGGATTTAAATATATTTTGACTGAAATATTTTAATAGTTAAAAATCAATAAACTAATATACAACGGTCCATTCGCATTGTAGCTGTGATACTTGCTAAAGCGTCTGTATTATAAGCCAATGAGTCAAAGTTAACATCCGATAAGAATGTTCCCTCTAAAATCCATTTCTCAACAACAACACCAGTTGGGTCTAACATTTCTAAATCGACGTTCTTTTTGTATCCTGCGGCATAACCCATACGACCTGTCACTGATTCAGCACATAGACGTACCCACTCCATAAGAGCTTGAGACGCAGACGGACCAATAGGGTCACGGAATTTAACGTTAAGAGTTCCCCAAGTAAAACGACCTGCAACATAGGTTGAAGTGTTTAAGAAGGGAATCTCAACAGGGTTTATAGTTATATGTGGTCTTGACGTAGATTCAACGAACCATTCGTTAATACCCAATGTTGTTGGGAACCGAAGAATGAACCTGTTTTGTCTTTTTGGTTCATACGGTATCGGCATTTTCATCAATAAATCAGCCATTTTCTTTCTTTTTTTGTTATTTTGTGTTTATTTTGTTTTCTATAAATATCTCCAAATAAATTTTTTATCTTTACTTTCAAGATTTAAAAAATTATTCTTAGCATATAAGTATCTAGTTTTATTTATTAATATTCTTTTTTAATTCCTCCTGCAGTAGAATAAGTCTTAATTATATTATCTGGCTCATTTTCAAAATGACTTTTAACTTTTTCCACATTTCTTAAATCATCATCTGAAAAACCAATTATAGGTAAAAAGTTATTAGTTATTTTATTCTTTAAATACGCTTTCTTCTTAATTTGTTCAGAAACTTCTTTAATATACTCAACAAATTCTTTTAAAGCTTTAATTTTTCCTTCTTCGGGATTTGTTGCCGAGCCTTCTCCATAACTCACAGGATAAAATCTACAAAGGTCTAAATATTCACGTATAATTTCACGTTTATTTAAATCACCCTCATCGGCAATGTGTCGAAATTTTTCTAAGTTCTTAACTAACTCGTCTGAGTTAATTCCATTTTTATTTGAAACAATTAGGTTGTATACCGCCTCTTTAATTACCGAAGGGGTGTGACCTCTAGCGGTAACGATAGAAAAAATAGACCCGTTATTTAACGCCTCCACAAAATCAGGCCAAGCAGGACCTGGTTTTGCTAACATAGAGTCCACAATAAATTGTTTGTCTCCCGCAACACCAAAATATTTAAATGGTTCATCACTAAACCCTACAATAGAATGACCTTCATAGTCAAACGGTTCTTCACCTATATCTGTTCTATATTCCGCAAAATCCTCAGTTGACATACCAACATCATTACCTTCCTCATCCTTTAAGATAATCTTAGTCGGCATTATCAGTATGTTGTCATCCCAGTCAAATGAATAGTATTTCATGTCAGGTGTTCCCTCTTCATCAATACCTTCTACTATTCTTTTTTTATTTATCATTTTCACTATTTGGCTAAACAAGCCGAGGTTTTATGTCGACTTGTTTGTTATTTTATTTTAGATGTTCTCAAAAGATGCACCTGTTGGAGTAATATAGAACGTAATGTCTATAAATTCTAACGACTTTGTAGGTTTAACGTAGATTTTACCCGTCATTTGGTTTCTATCTAAGTCAGCCGCGTCTGAAGAAACTGTTACACGGAAATCGTATAAACCTCTGTCTCTTCTGATTGCGTCTAATATAGGGTTAACCGCATCTAAGAAATCTTGTCTTACTTTTTGGTCGTTTTGTTCAAACAGTAATCTTACAGATACCGCTGAAATTAATTTACGAGCTTGAAGTAATAATCTTCTTACGTTAATTCTATCAAGAGCTGATTGTCTAACTTGTAGTGTTTTATTACCCCAAATTACGGTTCCAACATCAGAGAAAGTTGCAATTGGGTTAAGACGACCTTGATATAAAGTATCTCTATCCTCTTGTGTTAACTTCTTACGTGCTTTAATAGCATTTACAATACCTCTTGTGTAACCCGCCGCGGCGAACCAAGGGAATGCAATGTTATCTGTTAAAGCTAAGTTTCTTGTAACCTCAGCAGTTGCAGGTAGATAGATTTGTGTGTTGTTTACAGTATCTCTTGTTAATACCCATGGGTAGTAAGTTGCGGTATAGTTAGAGTCTATTCCTGCAGTGTCTAAATTATCAACCGCTTCTTGTGGATAAATTAAATCCTGTGTATTAGTTGTTGTTGGAACAAACATGTTAAAGTCAGGAGTTGTACAAACATAAAGTGAGTCAGCTCTATCATTTTCAATCATATCAACTGCACTTTCAACTAAGTTAGAATGATTTACATAATCGATACCAGGTGTAACAAATAAATTAATATTAACCGCTTCAGGATTAACAAAAGTTTTTTGTCCTAATAAGTAAGCGTAGTAATCGGTGTTAGCGTAACCTTGTGTATTATCTCCAACCGTAATTTGTTTAAATGCCCCCCAACCTGTCGCCGTAGGATATTTGATTGATGGACATGAACCTTTTAAATAACCATTTCTACCTAATACGAATCTATCACTGTTTGTTCTATGTTCTCTATAGATATCCCATCCGTCAAATCCTCCTTGTACTAAGAATGAGAACTTACGAGCAAAAATTCTGTAGTAAGGGTTAGCTTCTGTATCAGGGTCTTTAGTAAACGGTGCACTACCACAATAGAATGCTGGGGTTCCACTTGTTACAAATGCATTAGGTATAGTAATACCACTTGCATCAATATCCATATGGAATCCTCTACTTCTAAAGTTCCAATCTTCACCCGTAGAATCACTACAAATATCTAAAGGAAGTTGTTTACCTTTGTAATAGTAGTAATCAACGTCAATACCTATAGTATCAGAAATACCTAAATAAGTTCTACGTACATTATCACCATTACTTCTTGTAATATCGTCAGCTCCTGAAGATAAACCAAATGGTGGATTATATACTACCTCACCTGGAAAATCATATTTTTGTTTAATAATTGGGAATGGAGGTCTAACACCCGCATATTCTCTAAAATTAAATCCTAAGAATCCACAAGGTAATGCGTCAATTGGTGCGTCTTCATTAAGTTCAATCATAACGTATTTAGAATTCAATTCATACTCACCGTCAATAGTACCAATTTTCTTCGCAATGAACGCATTATCATTAGGGTCCATATTACAGTTAGTGAATTTTTCAATAACAACTGGACTTGAGTCCGAATCAAAGAAATCTCTAACTAATACGTCAAATGTTCCATTGTTAAATGAAATGTTTGCTATTGAAATTTTAACCTCCGTGTTAGCCGCCTCACCATCGGCAATTGTTGTAAATTTAAATAAGTTGTAAACTTTGTTACCTCTTAATTCCGATACTACCCACGGTGATGTTGGTGATTGATATTGTTCTAAATACCAAGCGATTGATGTAGGGTCAGAACCTTGTCTTGCGTTAGGTAAAGCTGTTAAGTTACAACTTAAACCTCTAATAAACCCTTTTCTCCATCCGTAGTTTAATAAAGCTTGGAATCTTTCTTCAACAAATAAAGGAACTACTGTTCTTGGTTTTGCAAAGTTAGATGAACCAAATACTTTTGGTAAATACTTAGGGTCAGAATTTTGGAATGATGTTTCAAAGAAATACGTGTTACCATCTTTATTTGTAATATTAATACCAAATGTCGCATATGGGTTTTTAGTTACACCTGAATATGCACCTAAACAATCCATAGTAACATCTGTTAATCCGCTAACCTCATAAACAGGTCCATCATCTGTTGAGTATGTCGCCAAACCTCTTGAACGAAGTGTTGCTATTACTAAATCATCATAATCAGTAAACGCAGTTCCTGAAAACACATAAATTCTACCAATTAAAGTTCCTGTATAACAATTAACAGGTGCAGCAGTTGTTGTAGTTGTTGTTGATATTGGGGTTGGTGTAATACAAGGATTTGTAGTTGTTGTTGTTGTAGTTCCTGGTAATGTTGTTGTCGTTGTTATAACAGGTGGTGTTAAAGTTAAACCTGTGACAATAGACCAAAATGAATAACCACTATATGCTGCATTACCAAGATTATCAAATAAACTATAATACCAAGGGTCATTTTCTGGTGCCGCGTAATCAATAAGGTTAGCATCAACATTATTAACACCATATACATTTGTTTCTGCTGTAAAGATAGGACTAAACGCTTCGTAAGTGTCTCCTGAAATTGGCCCGTAATAATAAATAGAGGTGTTTTCTGAAGACGGTTCGTTTAGAATATCAAAAATTTGGTTAGTCATGTTTGTACGAACAGTTGATAAACTTCCGTCAAACAATTCGTAAGGAATGTCTAATTTCTCAGCAATTTCTGCCGGAATTTGTGTTGGGTTAATAAATGATATTGAACCAAAACTGTTATTACAACCTGAGAAATCAATTGCAAAGTCAACTACTTTATAATCAACACATGTGTCAATACAGTTAACCGTAGTAGCACTTTCACAATAGAAATCTACTGTTGCTGGGTCTACATTTGCTTTAGTTGTTATTGTCCATGATGGACCCGCATCATACCCTGATAAACCTAATATTCTTGTAACAAACAATTGGTTAGATTGTTGTAAATAAGATTTAGCGATATACGCCGCTTCATATTTTGGTATTTGAGTATTTATGAATTTTTCGGGAGAACTTCCCCCAAAGTAAGTTGAGAATTCGTCGAAGTTTGTAATAAAAATAGGTTCGAAGGCTGGACCTTTTAATGTCTCCCCTACAATACCTAGTGTAGTAACCCCTACACTCTGTGCTACGAAACTTAAATCGACTTCAGAAGTATACACTCCAGGTGATACAAATACTTTACTGTTTGTTGCCATTAGTCTTGTGTTTTCTTAATTAATTTATTTTATTGATAAATATTATAAAAAAAACCAAAACACTTTACTTTCCTATAAGTATTTATTATTAGGGAGAATAAATTCTGCCTTTTTTCTACCATGGATAACAACGAAAAAAAAATAAAGAATTTAAAGATATCGATTGAGGCTCATGATATCTTAAAGACCTATTGTGAAAAAAGAGGGATAAAGATGTATCGTTTCTTAGAAAGACTTATTGTTGAGAAATGTAAAGGAAAACCCGATATATACGGAGAGAATTAAACCAATAGATTATTGAGCTTAATTATACTGTCTTTTGTGTCATCATTTTTAACAATAATTAATTTAAGAGTGTCGTTAGTGTTTATTTGAATTTGTTCAATATCAGAGCCATAATAGTCGTTATTAATGTACACCTCAAACGATTCAACATTATCGGTTTCACCTAAATTTAGGTCAACAGTATAATCAAAAATTTGTGTAATAATATTATTTCCAACGACAAATAAAACATCTAAAGTTGTACTTGCGGGGTTTGAAAGTTTTTTTGGTTGTTTTCTTGTTGTCTGTGTTTCAAACTCAACAACTTGTAATACTCTTGAAATTGCAGGAGAAACTTCAAACTCATCTTCATCAATTAAAAAACCAAGTAATATAAATTCATAACTTTGTACATAATATTTTCTTTTTTCCAAATCAAATACCGATTCATCACTAATATTACCCATTACTATTGGAATATAATGTCCTTTAATCACAGTATAGGCTTGTTTTGACGCAAACATCTCAATTACATTTTTATTGAAACTGTTTAGTTCTCTCATTCTATTACATACTATCTTAACATTATATGTTATATCAACAGGTACAGGTTGTGGTATTTTATAAATGTCCGCTCCGTGTCTTTGTCCGTCCCAAGTAGGTACTTGTGCGTAGAAATATTGTTTTCTATTAGGAATATTGTATAGTGTTGCGGGATTAGTTCCAAACTTAACTTCAGGAATACGAACAACTGTTATGAATGGGGGCTCGACATTTTTATCAATATTTTGAATGTTCCAAGTTTCCGTGAATTGAGACCAATTCTGAGTTGTAACTAAAATATCAACCATAGGTATTACCTTTCCGTCAACAACAGTTTTTAAATCTGTTTTAACAAAATTTAAAAACCCACCGTCCAAGTCGGCATGTAATATTGATTTAGGGAGATAGGTACCATCCCTATTAATCTTATCAACCAATTCCTGTCTTCTAGGTAAAAGAGTTTTTGACTGTGTCAAAGGAATGTTTTTTTTAATTTTAGGTAATGGCATTTTAATGTTTTTTTATTTTTTTTATTACGAATAATTTGTTTTTTAAATTAATCATATCAATTTCTTTTGTTTTGTATATTGGTTTTTTATTCGATTTATATACAAAACTATCATACTTATAAGGGTTATACGTTATTACATTATCCGTTGGTTCTTTAGGAATATTTTTACATGGCGACTGACAATAATCAACTAAATCACCAATAACAAATGCGTGAACATTTTTTACCATTTCACGTCTAACTCGTTCTTTACCAGCCTTTCTAACTCTAAACTCAACATCTTTTAATTTAACGTAATCGGCATGTAAAATAACTTTTGATTTATACGACACAGAAAAAGTATGTTTGTGTAAATTATAATAAACCATAACTCTTTCACCTTTAAACTTATCCTCAGAATTATCATGGTCCTGTGTTTCTGTAATTAGTATTTTCATCTTTTTTTTAGGGCTTCTTTGAATCCTCTTTTTAGTTTATCGTTATACACTTCTGACATAATCATTAAAAAATCAAGTTTTTTATATTCAATATTAGGGTTTCTACGTTTAAACAGATCGGAAG